CTGTTATCATGGCGTCTAACGGTTGAGTTAAGCGGCTGGCGCACCACGGGTTTGACCTTACCAATTGCATCGTGCGCCAGTCGCGCTTGAACGATTTGTTGGGAGCACTGCTGGACGGGCGAGACTTGGCATTGCCAAAAATGTGTAAGGCCGTTGTACGTTTGGATACTGGCCCGACTGCCGATTTGGATTGCCGTCCCGTGCTAGTTTGCGAGTAGCACCCCGGATTACCCCAAACGCATCGCGGGTTCCTCGCTCCACCGCTACACATGCCCACCCGCCCAAGAGTGCTCCCAACGGCCCCGGCGTCAGCCGCCGCGACCTGCTATTACTGCTCCGGTTCAAATAGCGACGATTGCGCCGCATGATCGGCGGTCGGCTGCACGCCGTTGTTAGGTTCCGCGCCCGTCTGGAAAAGCATGACTGATTGCGCCTGAGCCGCCGCTATACGCTTCTCTGCGATGGCGTAGTATTCCGGGTCGATTTCAATGCCGATGAACTTGTAGCCCAATTGCAGGGCCGCCACTCCCGTTGTACCACTGCCCATGTACGGGTCACAGATTGTTGAGCCTGCAGGCAGAGACAAACGACCGATGCACCACTTCATAACAGACACAGGTTTTTGTGTCGGGTGCTGCACTGGCTCAGGTCTGACAAACCCCTGAGACGTTTCAGAGAAGATGTACAGCCCATACCCACCCATGTGTGGCCCGATGTCTTTATACTGGCTCTTCATCCAAGCGATTTCACCATCTGACAAAAACGCCTTGCCATTCTTGAATCGCTTATCCCAAATGAGAAGTGTTCCACAAGGGACGCGGCCCGCGAATCTGTTATATCCAAATAGAATAACCTTTTTGAAGTCCAAGAGATGCTGAGGGTCAAAGTCTACACCGTCGCCTTCTATAGGCCGATGATTGTTTCCAGCGTGACTATAATCATGCGTGAACCTCTTGTAATCTGTGTCCATTCTGATACCGTAGGGCGGGTCGCTCACGATGGCGTCTATCTCTGCCCCGATGGTTGGCAGGATGTCACGGCAATCGCCCCGGTAAAGTGTAAAGTCTGACATTCTGGAAGGAACCTAACTCGTTATTAACCTGCACGCGCCGCACTAATTTTATTAGCACAGCGATCAATATCACCGCGCCACGCCCGGCAGATCGGCTACGGCGCTGTTAAGCGGCTGATGTATATCATTTGTGTGGACTTTCCAACGTAGCAACAATCATAATAGACAGGACTACTACGAGTAGGACTAGAAATATCCACGCCTCAACTGTCATTTTACTTTTGTCCTTTGGTCATCCTGCGTCCATACACCATGTCGTTTTTGTTTCTTAACTGGATATTGCACAAGCCCGATCATGATCTTAGCAATCCACCACACATTTAGGGCGGCCATTATCCACTGTACCACCTCATTGGTAGTCATGCGTTTTCGTTTCCGGCAAGCCAAGTACCGCACTATCGCGTAATTCCTTTTGTCGTTCTGCGTATCCAACGGGGTACACGCGCCGCCTGTTGTCGATGATTGAGCGGCGCAGAGTCGCGCAAGTTCCAATCTCAGGAACCACGAAGGTGCGCTGATTTTTGATGATAGACACCCAGCCGCTGTACTCCAAATTCTTGCAGATTGCCCCTCGATAGGAAGACTTCATTTTTATTTCGTCATAGCGGGGGATAGTCCCATCGTCAACCGTTTCGTTGTCTTGGTAATACTTAACGCACCGGGCGAGCAGGTCTAGCGCCTCATGACGCACCTGCAATAACTCTTGCTCTTCTTCGTCGGTAATCTTCACGATAACCGGACTGCTAACCAGCCCATGCGCTGACATGACTTGAGGTGTTTCCAGCAGTGTTTCCCCGTGTTTCCCCGTGTTGTCCTGTGTTGTCGTGTTGTCCGTTTCCATTTCATTTTCGTTAGATGATTCACCCCTTCGGTTGGGGAGGGCGGCCACTGAAATGCTAATCAGCGCCATGCCAAGAACCGCCTCGTATTTGTCGCCAGCAATCCGGGCCGCGATCGCCCTGCCAATCATAAGCGCGCAGTAGCACAAAACGAGTGCCCCGCCTATCTGGATTGTAGCTGTGAACATATCCGGCTCGTTCATGGCGTTTCCTTAGCGGCCTCCCACCACGGCGCTGATAGCCGTGATGATGGCGACGATGACGAGCGGGGATCGGGGCGTGGTGGTCATGGTGTCATTCCAATGCACGAATGGCAGCAATGTTTTCCTCTAGGTCGTTAAGCGCATTATTCAATCGTGTTATTTTTTCGTCCAATATTCGATTGAATTCCTCAATCGTGCGCTCGCGCTCGGCCTGCACGGCGGCGGCGATGTCCTTCTGAATCATATCTGCAAGTCGGAGGTCAAGCGTATGCTCGAAATATTTATTAACGATCTCTTTTGGTGTCATGCTATTGCCCTTCTATAAGATAGAATATGGCGGCCTTATCGGTAACGATCCGATCCTCGTTGACCGACCAATCGCAGCGTCCCGCGAATTGTATCAACGCGTGCAGCCCCACACTTTCAGCCGATGGATTCAGTCTGCGTCCTCACGGACAATGAACCGGCGCAGATGAGCGCCTGCTGCGTTCATATCTTCGACGGTCATATCACCTGCTGCATTTTTCTTGCGCTGCTCCAGCGTCAAGCCTGGCATTGACACCTCGGTGACGCTGTTTGCGTTTGCCGCGAGGTGCAACGGCAAAATGCCATAGATGTCTTTGCCATAGACATCATCAGTACCGGCCTGCTCAATGACCTGGCCGGTAATCCCGTGCGCGGCGAGCCAATCTACAAGCGGCTTGTGACGAGTTACTATCAAGATTTCTGCCATGATTCTCCTTTTTTGATTTTCGTGTCAAAATGCGCAAGCGACGTTAGCCGGTAGTTACATCTGCTCATGACTTACGCTACACCCTTCTTGAGCAGCCGCACAATCTGCCGGGCCGTTGCCGCCGTCTGCTGATTCGCCCGGTGCGATTCGGCAAGTTCTTTTTCAAACTTATCCATCAACTTTCGCGCCTCATCAGAGACATGGCTTCGCACGATGCGATACTCGTAAATGGCCTGCATCACCTTGACATCAGTGTTGGTGATGGACACATCGGAGAACTTGCCGTGCACAATGTGAGACATGCGCCCGCGAGAAATACCGCAAGCGTCGGCTGCGTTGTTCTGGGTGATGAATACCTTGACAAGTTTTCCAGCGTAGTTTTGCGCCTCAATCTCTTGAGCGGTGGGCTTGTATTCTGTGGACTTTTTGCGGATTTTCATTTTCAAGATACTGCGCTCCGTTGAAAAGTGTTAGGGCTGCCCGGTTCGTCTAACGCAACTTAGAAAATCCTACCAAAGTAGTGGACTTCAAACGTCCGCCGTGATAGAATCCTACCATGACAGTATATAACTTGTTAGCATTTTTGTCAACTGCCAATTTTAGCGCCCTTCGGCATTACCCGTCAATCACGCCATTCTCCGTTGACAACAACAATTGATCCGCGTAAAGGGGTACTGCTGGAGTCACTGGCTTCGCCTATTCCTGATCCAGAAAAAAAATCGTTCAGTGAATCATGATATCTTTCCCCGTCATAGCGCAGTACCGATCCGCCGGTTTGCAGCAGGTAATTCTGGACTGCCTCCAATGATCGCATCACTGGTTGAGACAACGAGCCGTTCCGATAATATGATCGAGCAGTCATGTACTGTTCCTCAATAACACCACCACGACTAGCCCATTCCCGCATGTATCCGACAACCTCGCTGTCGTTGTTGTGTTTCATCGCGCGCGCTCCCTGATGGGAGGATAGTTACTCGACCATGGAGCAACACGCGTTTCGCAACCTCTGAATCTCTTTTGAATCTCCGCGTTGTCAGTCGCGGAGAAGAAATTTACAGGGCCTGTATTGAGTGCATACCATACCCCATCGAATAGACCAATACAGCACCACGCCTCTTCATTTGCCTTCTGTAGCGCGTTGTCAAAACGCGCCCGACTTCCGAACGAATTGTTCATTTTTTTCCTCGTTTTGGCTCGCTCATTTCAGCATCCGATTGATGCGCCGTGACGCCTTCGCCATCTTGCGGCGGGCCTTGCGCTTCGCATCAAAGTTGCGCGGGCGCTGATGTCCGTTGGCATGTTTGCTTTCACGGTTCCAGCGCAGCGGTTGCACTTCTTCACGATTGCCAAAAAGTTTTGCTAGGGCCTTTGCTAAGTCAAACATGATCTCTTGTCCTTTCTCGCTTCATAGCCGCTGCGTTTGCACGCCATGGCGGCGGGGATCGTTAGAACGGTATTGAATCTTCCACGATGATCGTAATCGAACCAGGCGTAGCCGGATCAATGCGCCGCAACGTCACCGGGTTAAAGTGATAATCGTCAATACCAAGTGCTTGCGCGATACCGTCTAACACCGGCTTGAGCGCAGCATGAATACCGTCAACGTCACGCTTGCGCTTGTCGGGCGGGGCAATGATGATCGTCACAGCATGATCGATGTTGGTATCGCCAATGTTGAAGCCCATCGCCTGCACATAGCCGACGTTGTGCGCGATGATCTTGGCGTCGTGCGTTGTGTACCATGATTTACCCTTGCTGCGATTTGGCAGCATGGACGAATCAGGCCATGACAGTTCAATAACCGCCTTCTGAATCTTCACGGCGTATCGCAGTCGTCACAACACGGCTCCCCTAGGTACGTAGTCGTTGCCAGATTCGTGCAGCCGCACACGCAAGCGCACAGTGTACCCGGCGCGAATGGCGGCTCGTCTTGTCGGTCAAGCGCTGAGAGTAATACACGCGCCGTTTTCAGGTCGGATCGTAACGAAGCAAGTTCGGCGCGGGCTTTTGACGATGATGCAATATCGCCCGTATCTTGCCCGTAGGCCGTTATGATTTCGTCAATGTTTCTGCTCATCCTTCCTCCCATCATTTCGTCCGGCGCGGGGCCGGGGTGCTAGAGTTGTCTCTCCCATCACATGACGTAATCCTTGCAGCGGGCCGAGCCGAATTGCCAGTGCGTCGTAAAACGAGATCGGCCCTAAGTCCCTATATCCGCCGCCCGGTATCTCGCGCCCGAACATATCGCACTCAACGGGCCGCGCCTCGCAGAGGATGTACCAGCCGTCGTTGTCGTAAATGTGGCGGGCACAAGTATAGACTTGATCGGTATAGGTGCTCGTCATCGCCGCGCCTTCTTCCTCGCATTCCGCTTGTGATTCCGCGCCGCTTTGACGAGCGGCTTGCAGCCGTTGCAATCTTTGCTTGAGCGGCTATTGTCGGTATACGTCTGACCGCACGTGCGGCAGATGTGCGATATCACTTCGACGCATGGGTGACGAGCGGCGTAGATGACGATCATGCTATCGCCTCGTTTCGTGCTCGCTGTACCTCTTCCGCATCCGCTTCAGTGTACCATGACGCGAGGCTGAACGGATCGCGCCACTGCATGACATCACGCCTCGCGTCATAGTCCCAACCAGCAGAGCGCAAGAGATCACGCTTCGCCTGCGCGATCGCCTCGGCCTGCGCCGCGATTGTGGCGCGCAGTTGATCGAGTTCGGCGCGGGCAACAGTGGTATCGATAACGTTATTCAATAACTCCATCGAAAAATCCAGTTCGCTCATTTCGTTTTCCTTTCGGCAGCCTGTGTGAGCCTCTGTGCATATGATGTGGTAATCCCGAATTCCGCGATCAGCATGTTGCGCATTCTATAACAGCGATCAACGTGCGTCCCAATCGTGACGTGTTCCATGAGGTACGCGGCGCGATCGGCTAGTTGCTGGCGTCGTTCGGCGATCGATTTCTTGTTAGCCATTGTTAAATTGAATAGAAAGATTTAGAGTCGGTTGGCTTTTATGCGCAGTGTCATCTCCGTACGTAAGCAAAATATTTGCAGCGCACATTCTTGCTTTAAGCGTATCCTGAATTAATTCTCTGACAGACTGCGAATAGAAATCGTGATCTCCCAATGCTCGATCATCATCGATGATTGAAAGCACCGTATCATATGATGCGACTATTCGTCTTAGTTTCGCTTTTTTACCTAGGTTATCGTTTCCCATCCCCATTCTCCTGTGCGGCCTGCGCCGCTGTGTCCTCCGCATCCCTGCCCCGCCACGTTACAATCGCCTGCCCGGTCGCGCTCGGCATGGCGGCGCTGATCGTGTTGTCGGCGTTGATGCCGAAGCACACGCCGCGCTCGATGCGGGCGGCCTGGGCCAGCAGGGCCGCGGAGAGGGGATCACGGGTGATATGCTGTACGGCTTGCGCTGGAATGTGTACCACTGGCAAGCCAGCATACTCGTGCATCGCGGCGCGGGCTTCTTCGGCTTTAGGATTCGGCGGGGGCGCTGATGACATTTTGCTTTTCCTTCGCTAATCTTTCGATGACTTGCTTAACTTCTGGCAACGCAATTTGATCGTAGTGCTCCCGGTTCTGCAATGACTGGTATATCTTGAAAAAGTGCGCCCGATCTGCTACTTCATTCTCGCTCATGCAAAGGTTCATCCAGCCCATGATCTTGACGGCTTGCGCGATCTTGGCATTGTTTAGCACCGGCTCACGATATGACCCGTAAGTTCGGATCGCCTTCTTGACTTCGCCCCATGCTTCTTCTGCGGATTCGTCGCCATGCGTGATAATCGACAAGGCCGATTCTCGCAACTCAGATACAGATGGAAACCACTTTGACATGGCGATGTGCTGCATCGCGGCGGCTTCAAGTAGTTTTCCGTCAATGTCAATCAGCGACCGACGATATACTTCTAGCGTTCCGTCGATCTTTGTCCCTGCCGATTCTCCCCATGACGGATACGCCAGCATCAGGGTGCCTAGCACGCGAGTGATCTCGTTATTCGTCGCCATTGGTTCGTTCCTTCATGCGCTCAAGTGCTGCCAGTGCGTTAGATTGCGGCGCGTGTTGCCCATTGCCGTTCTTTCCATTTCCATTCTTTGGCTGTCCAGGTACGCGCCCCTGTGAGTAGTATTCTGAAAGCATGGTGGTATATGACTTCGATGACCACTGCGTACAGTACGCCTCAACAACACGCTTCCAAAAGGCGATGCTGTCATCGTCGTCTGTTACGGTCTCGGAAATAACCCGGCAGGCGTTCGCCTTCTTAGTTGTACCGTCTACCAGCGTTCCAGTGTTGAATTTACCACCGGCGTCTATGTAGGCTTGAACGGCGCGTGGCAAAGCCGCGTTAGCGGAGTGTTCTTCTCTTGTCTTATTCTTACTCTGTATCTTATTCTTATCTGTATCTGTGAAACGAGTCGTTTCACTTGCGTTACTGTCTTGCGCTTCTTCTGTTACTGGTTCGTAGTAGTCATGTTTCTTGACGCGCTCGCGATATGACTTTACGCGTTCGGTGGATTCTATCGGGGCTTGCCTCTTAGTGTAATGCGTGACATTCCAGCCGGTCGGGGTCTGCGCTACGATGTCAAACTTCTCTAGTTGTAGTAAGTTTGCTTCAAGTTCTTCAACGCTTAAGCGCAGTGTCCACGCCATATCCATGACGGGCGGTAAGTCGCCTGTCCCGCCATTCTCGCCAGCTAGTAGAATCATCTCTATTACGCGCCGCCACAGGTTGTCGGTTAGTCTACCCATCTTCGGATCGTGCAGCACTTCGTGATAGAGTTTCACCCAACTGTATGAAGGCATGCCTAACCTCTTTCGCCGTGTTCAAACCGCGCTGAGCGTGCGGCTTCCACTGCTGAAATAACTCGCTTGTATTCCTCTATGAAATTGATCCCTACGCACTGTAAAAGAAACCATGTGTTTCCTGTCCAGTAATCAGGGCCGCGCCTTTCGTCGTCGTGCAGTTCTGGTAGTTCAGGCATACCAGTCAAAATGATTAGTCCCATTGACAACAAATGGCCTTGCCCGTTGTGTGGTGGATACGAATCGAACAATTCCATTTTGTGCTTGTCTGCATCTGTTATCTGTATCTCTGACGGCTTAACTTCAGCGTGCCATTGATGATCTGGAAACCAGAAATCAGGAAGATACATTGTCCCATCTTTAAGCGTGTAGCCTTCTGATTCATACTCCCACTTGATACCGAGTGTTTCAAAGAATACCGCCCATCGCGCCTCAAGACGAGACCGGAAGCGATAGCCTTTGTACTGCGTCTCAATAGGTTTGATGAGCGGCTGTGCGATCATGCTGGATTCGCTTTCTCGGCTAGTCTCTTTTGCCGTTCGTCATAGATGGCGGCGCTGCGCTCCATCGATTCAAGTTCTTCTGGCGTCGCCCATTCAAGCCAGTTTTTGAAGCACTGTATCTCGCAATCGATCTCATGCTGCGTGATCGGCGGTGTATGCCGACGATAGTACCAGCCGAACAAAAACCATCTAATCTCAAAAATGATTCGCATTGCAATCTCCTTGTCGTTTCAATATCTCAATTTCTTTTTCCGTACAGACCGGACAGATGCACTTAACTGCGAGTGCTAAATCCACATTGCCCGCAAACGTAGGCGCGGCGCTCGTCATCCCATGCGGACACGCTTCCACAGCGCGGGCAAGTAGAAGTCTGGGCCAGTAGTCGCGCAATTGCTCTAGCCAAAAAGTTGACCATAGATGTACTTCTCCTTGCTTGAATGTGTAAGTCGCTGAGTTGGTCGTCACGGAACACGGGGCAGGGTCAAGCCGTGCAAACCATAGCGCGGTTGATCTCATGCAGGTGTAGGTTGATAGGTCGTGGTCTGGTGTCATGGCAACAAAAAATCCGCCCTTTGTTCAGGTGGTGAGGGTGGTCTGTGGGCTTTGGCATAGATGGCGCTATGCCTAACCCTCAACCACCTGAACAAAAAACGGATTCGTTCGCCACAGACCTTTTACAACATCAGCGAGTGCCAGTCGCCTAGCGGCGCTCTCGCCGCACGCTTAGTATAGCACATTTTCGGCGCGGCTGTCAACTATTCCGGGACATCCGTATTGAGCAGGATGCGTTCTTGCAGCGATTCGCATTGCTTCACTAAGTGCCGCGCCTGTCGCTGATACGGTTCGGGCGCATTGGCGCGAAGCAAATAATCTTGTACTAAGATAAATTTGCCGCGCGCTTCACTCAATACTTCGCGTGTTATTTGTGCGTAGTATTCGTCCATGTCCTTATCCTTTCCTTTCTTGCGACCGTGCTTTTCCGAAGTGGTACTCGCACAGGCCGCACTTGAATAGCGGCATGTCGCACACCTTGCAGCGTGCTCCGTGATAATCCTGCGGCACAACTCCCCATGAGTGCTCTGCCGCGCCGCGCGTGATGGTAATCGGCGCGGTACTATTGTCGGCCAGCCTGACAACGGTCGTCACGGTCACCACGTCGCGCAGCAGGGCGGCTTGTTCGAGCGTCATGACCAAATCAGCGCGCGCGCAACTTCAAGCGAGAATTCAAGGCTTTCGATGGTGCGCTGTTGCGCTGCGATGCGGCGTTCGAGTCCGGCAGCGTACCTTTGATCATACATATCTTCGCGCCAGTCTCGCTTAACGCTTTCGCTTCTTGATTTCTTCCACATGCGATACTGACGCTTAAAGTTTGTTTGCGCTTTATTGGTATTCATTTCAATTCCACCCCGTTCTCTTTCGCCCACGTATCCACGACGCTTTCCGCCTCGGCTTGCGTCAGCGCCTTCACGTCGAAGAGCAGGCGGGCCAGCGCACGGCGATTTAGGTTGCGCGGGTCGCTATCGCGCAGCATGTCCAGGTAGTCGCGGCATTCCGCGATCAGTTCCGGTGTCATGGTATCACCTTCGCCACGAGTTCGGCGCGGCGGGCGCGCGCGATGAGCGCAATACATTCGGCATAGCGCATGGGGCTGTCCTTTTCTGCCATGATCTCTTGCAGCCTGCGCGCTGAATCTACACCCTCGGCTTCGGCCTGCGCCGCGATGTCGAGGATGCGCCGCTGAGTGCTGCTGAGTTGCGGCGTCTGCTTGATTGCGATTCGCGGTGTGACGTTGGTCATTATCCGCCCTCTGGGTACTCAATAATTACCACACCGGTTTCGACATCTTGCAAAAGTCTGGTGTACTCTGCAAGTTTTTCTTCCAGTTCCTTGACGCGGCCCTCGGCGGCTTCGGCGCGGGAAATCAGATCGGCTTTCGTATTGCAGTCCATTTCATCCCATGTAGCACGATCGATCGTGATGCTGCCTCCCATGTCGTTTACTGTGATTTCCATGTTTCTTCTCCTTGCCACGCCGTTCGTGCTGACCCGGCGCGGCGGTTGGTGCTAGACTTGCTTGGCGGCCTTCGCCAGCGCGTGAATCTCAAGCGCCGTCTTGACGTGTTCGATGTTGGCCGCGGTCACTTCCACGAATCCGCACACCTCGATCGCTTTGCTGATATGCGCCATGTCCGGAGCGTGATTCTTGTTGAGATAGCGCGGGTAACGCTGGCAGAATTCCCGCCGCGCCCATTCGACGATGCGGTCGTGCGTGTTGTCGTAGAAGCGGACATCGATCATGCTACGCGCCTTCGGTCTGAGCCTGCATCAACTGCAAGGCGCGGGCGAAGTCGTTGCTCGTTTCGTGCAGATACGCGGCGGCGTCAGTCTTGCTGATCTCATGCTGATAGGCGTAAGCCCAAAACGCGGTCGTCATGTCGGCGGGCTTAGCTGGCGCGGCTTGCGTGGGGAGTAGGGAGTCGATCACGTTTTTCTCTGTGCCGTCATCGCCCTTCTTGATCTTGATCACGAGTTGCGCCGACTTGTTGATCAATTCGTCGGTATCCACTTCTTCGCCGGGCTTCGGGGTCTTGCCGGTGAGGGCCGTGTACCACTCGAAGAATTTGCTCTTGACGCTGCCGGACTGTTTGCACCAGCCGGTCATTTTCTTTCCTTCAAGCGCACCGCCTAACAGAAACTTAAAGCGGTATTGCGCTCCATAGTTGCCGTCATCATCTGCGGTGATTTCGGTAACGGTCGCCGGATAGACACCAGCGGGGTAAGTTTCAAACGCTTCAATCTTGACCTTCATGGTTCTCCCTTGCGTTGGCCTTTAGCCTGTGCATGTGAGTTGTTCGTGTCGTGGTCGTGTGCGTGACTGGCGCTATGAGTCTATTTCCACATCCCTTCATACTGCGGGCCGTCGCTGGCCTGCTCATTGCAGCGCTGTTCCATCTCCGCAATGTCTGCGGCGGTCAACAGCGCGCTTTTGTCGAGGTGCAATTTGTAGCACCTCACAGTCAACTCTGCCAGCGTCTTTGCCTTCTCAAGCGCTTCGGCCATAACCTCTGCGCGCTCGGCGTCGGTGCTCCAGCCGGTGCGGGTCATGGGCGTGTGCTTGGCGTGGCAGCGCGGACAGCCCGTCCCGCCGTTGGCTTCGTTTTCGATGCGATAGGTCGCGTCGTGTGAGCAGGTCATTTCGTCCCGTCCTTTGCGGCCTGGGCCGCGTTGCGCTTCATGCGCCGCTGATACTCATTTCGCACCATGCGTCGCACCATTGCGCTTACCGTCACGCGCTCCCCGGTACGCCGCTGTTCGTCCGCGGCGATGTAGGCCAGCATGTAGGCCAGCGAATCTTCCGGCGATTCGTTTGGCAGGGCTTTCACGTTTAAGTCCATTATTCCTCCTCTTTCTGGCGGTATCCTGCCGCCAGAACCTCTGCGCGGTGAAAAACCGCGCAGTACGAGCACACTCCGTCAATTACAACCGACGGCGTGGCGTCCTGCACCGGATTATCCCAATCCCACCCGTCTAGCGGGCGGGGTTCGTAAGAAGTATGGCAAAATCCGCACTTATCCATTTCAATCCCTCCGTTTATACTTGATAGTCTTGATGTTGCTTGCGCCTATCCAGCGCTCACCGCTAAACAGATCAGCTGTGTAGCTGATGCCCGTCAGCAGGGCGGTAATGGTGCTCGCCATTATCTTCGTCCCGTCCATAAGCGTGATGACAAACATGTCCGATCTCCTGTGTCTGCGTTACCCCGCGCAGCCGTTGCCGGGGGCCTAAGTGGTGCGCTGCGCGGGGTGTGGGGTGTTGTCTACTTCTGGTTGTCCCAGAGTTCCGCATCTGCGGCGCTCTCAAAGCACATCCAAGCGCGTGTGTCTTCATCGCCGCTGTCTACCTCGCGGATCGCGTCGGGCGTGAATCCGCAATCGTTGATGCAAATGGCTTTCGCTTCCTGCTCGGCATTGGCGTCAATCGTTACTTTTTTCATCTCAATTCCTCCGTGTGATTTTTTTTGCTGCGTCTCTCTGCCGTCTTATATAGGGATTATATAACTATTCCGCCGCCATGTCAAGCGTTTTTCCTACAAGTTTCGCGTCGAATCAAAAGTTTTAAGTCTGTGTTCTAGTCTTGTTCTAGTGGGTTTGCGCTCGGTTTGGGCTGGCGCGGCGCTGGTGCTTGGCGTAAGTTTGATTGTGAATCGTAAGCGGCGTGTTAATAGTTGACATTTAGTCGAATTAAGCGCATACTGTAAGCATCTGATAAGTTGGAGTGTGCAAACATGACCGTCGAACAACTCGGAGCAGTGGCAGGGGTGTTATTGTCTCTGGCGTTTTCATACGTGCCGGGCTTGAGCGATAGATACAGCGTGCTGACCGCTGTACAAAAGTCGCTGATCATGCTCGGCTTGCTGGCCGTTGTGGCGGTGGGCGCGCTGGCGTTGTCGTGCGCAAATTTGATTCAGGCGGTGGAATGCACGCAGGCCGGCGTCATGGCGTTGATCAATACGTTCATTGCGGCGGCAGTGGCGAATCAGGCGGCGTACCGATTGAGTCCTCATAAACAAGCGGCCAAGTAGGGGCCGCTTGTTTTGTTGACCGTCCACGGGGCGGTTCCTCCTGTATGTCCGCGCCGTTTGCGATTACAGATCGTGTGTCCCTGTTATGGGGCAGGGATGTAAGCGGCGCGGGCAAAGGTTTAGCATGTGGCAACACAATCCGATGTACCACAGTTCGATCTCCAAATGTTCGTCTCGATGCGCTTCGATGCGTTCGAGGCGTTGCTTGATGAGCGCGGACTGAGATACGACGAGAAATTCGACGCGATAAAAACCGCGCTGGAATTGCAGGCTAAAGAATATGAACGGCGCTTGGCTGCTCTCAATCACGAGGCAGAACAACTTAAATCAATGCAAATAAACTATGTTCCGCGCGAAACTTACGTCCGTGACTTGGAAGAATCTAAGAAAGAGATCAAAACTTTGGTATCGTTCAAGGACAACTTGACTGGCCGCATGGTAGTTTTTTCCGCCGTCTATGCGTTTGTCATCGCTATCATTTTTGTATCGATCAATTTTGCGCTGCGTGCTGCGCCATGAGCGAAGGCTTATTAACGGCCATTGCTTCGGGTATCTTCTTCTTGCTTGGTGGTGTGTGTGTGGCGTTGATCAATGCTCGCGCCGGGCAAATGGCCGCGATCAAAAAAGCGCAAGAGCAAGCCCGCGAAGACATTGTGCGGATCGGGGAGTGGCTTCTCTCGTATAGAAATGATTCGGCTAAAATTTCACTCTTGTTCAACCAGATGTTTAGAGAGTTTGAACAAGAGACAGGACACAAGCCAGAAATTGATTTCGAGTTATTCGCGCAGATGACGCGCTTCGAGTACAAGTCAGGCCCGCTTGGGCCGCTAGAAATCAAATGAGAATATGCTAACGAATGACGGGAGACGACGGCGGTATACAGCGGCATCGGTTGATAGGCCACACCGACGATGGGATAGTCTACGCTATCGACGTGGCGCAGTGCGTGTCGTTTACCTCATTGCGCGTGACGGTCTCGAATCTTAACGCGGCGATCGAGCAACTGGACATCCGCCTGGCCGCCGCGAACGCGCAAATCTTATTTCTCAACGGTGTGATCAAGGGGCTGACTGATGCGAACGAAACGTTGCGTAAGCGTATGGTCGATGAAAGTGATAGCCGTAATCGATCGATGAAGTGGGAAGGGTGAAGGTGAGTATCGTACTTTGGCAAATGATATGAATCAAGTCATCAGTATGGCGGGGATTCACTGCGTCGGTGCAGAGCGGGGAGATTACGCCGCGTTCCTGAATCGTATCAACGAGGCGGGCCGTCGTCTATCCGTTGTAAAAGTCCGCGACAACTTCGGTGCGATTGACGAGCCGTTGGCGTTATGGCCGGACGTGCTCACGATCGGCGCGATGACAGATTGGGATGACGCCGGGTATGATGTCGATCTCGCAGTTGTCCGCATCGGAGAAGCGGCGCGCCGTAATCCCGGCATTAAATATTGGGAATACTTCAACGAGCGCAGCGGGGCATATCAGCAGCAAGCCGATTTCTACATCGCGCTCATGCCGCGTTTGTATGTGGCGGGCGTTGGCCTGTGTATGTTCAACTGCGCCAGCGGGACGCCGCCCTATCCCTATGAGGACAATGACGCAGCGTATGCCGAGATTGCGCGGGCCTGCAAGTTTGCGCGGGATGGCGGCTTTGATGTGCTATTGGGATTGCACGAATACCGATCAGATGGTGGAACGATTGGGAGATTCAGGTCGCTACAGAATTACCTAGAAATCATCAATGCTTCAATACCGATCGTCGTCACGGAGTATGGAACAGAGACGTTTACAAATGTCAATGACTTCATGGCGATAGTAAAGACGCAAGACCCGATCTACAGGGAGCATGACATCCCGTGCGCGCTGTGGACGTTGGGCGGCAGCGGTTGGCAGGGGAGTAACTTCGCTTCGGCGCTCCCGCAATTGGGTGAGTACATCGCAACGGTTTCTCCCACGCCTGAATCAACTGACAGCGAGTCGTATAGTGGGGAGTTTACCGCTTACGCCATGCAGATCGAGGATAGCAACGGCTCGATCTGGTATCTCGATCTGCCGTACAATAAAGACGCAGGCTATCGCGTCATGTGTGACGAGAAACAATTCGCGGGCGGGCAGGCTGAGGCGATTGTCTATCACGACCACCAAGTTTACTGCACGAATCACGCGGGGGATTGGTATCGCGCTGATGCGACGGCCTGGACAAGAGTAGCCGGCGATCCGCGCCGGGCTGTGCCCCCTATTCCTACGCCGGCGCCGGCGCCTGAGCCGTTTTGGTGTGCGTATCCTGTCGGCGGTAGTGAGTCTATGCGCGTCACGGATCACTTTAACGCGCCGCGAACCTACGCCAATTTGAAACACGAGGGGACTGACTTCGACGCCTATCAGAATTTGATTGGCGTCAACGCGCCGATCCTCGCGGCGCAAGATGGGATAATCGAGTACATCAACACGCATCTCGGCACGTCCTACGGATTGCACGTGGTGATCCGTCATCCGTGGGGCGATGAAGCGTATCGGTATCGCACGCTATACGCTCATCTATCCAGCGTCATGGTTAGCGTCGGGCAAACTGTTGTGCGTGGGCAACAGATCGGTGTGAGTGGTCGCACGGGTACGGCGGCGATTCATTTGCATTTCGGCGTATACGATGCGGTCAAGGGGTTGAAGGGATACGTTCTGTGTTCCGATTGTTCCGCGCTGTGGCCGGGCGGTGTGCTCGATCCTGAGTCGGTGCTGCGTGTCGTTGAACCGCCAGTGGTATCAACGGCTTGGCGTGGCCTGCACATGCGCGCTGATGGGCACAGCACCGATCTTGATTTAGCCTGCATCCCGTTGGCCGATTTGAACGCCGCTAAGATCATGACCAACACCGGATTCGATGAAATGCAAATGCTGATCGGCGGCGGACTAACGCCAGATCATATTGTGCTGCGTCTATTTGCTGCGGGTGATAATCTATCGCTAAAAAATGCGGCGCTATTCTTTGATGAACAGCGCGCTTGGCTGGCAGAATTTGCGCGGGTGGGCGGGCGTTACGTCGAAGTACACAACGAGCCTAACTTGATTGACGAGGGCTTCATGACAGCATGGGCGACGGCGGAAGTATTCGGCGGCTGGTATGAAGCGGTTGCCCGTTTGATCCGCGTCAACTTTCCGACGTTGTTGATCGGCTGGCCTGGCTTATCTCCACAGCCTAACGTGGTTGATTTCTTTCCGGTTCTCAAGGCGTCTATTGCCGCTGGCCTTGTCGATTGGATTGGCGCGCATAGTTACTGGACAACTGCCGCGCAGATGGACGGCAACGAGCACGGGCGCTGGTATCGGCGCGTGCTTGGCTACGGCAAGCCCGTCATCATCACGGAGTTTTCAAACAACGTGGCGATCGATAGCGATGTTGAGAAGGGCAGGCAGTATAAGCAATACTACGCCTCGCTTGATGCGGGCGTGCTTGGCGCGTTTGCTTTCGTCGTGTCGGCTAGTGATCCGGCGTTCAATGCGCGGCGCGAGTCGTGGGTGCGCGCTGGGGTGATTTCAGAAATTCCGGTGGAGGTTGGCAAGTGAAACCGTCACGCATTCAGCAGGAAGAGGAAGAGATGTCTATGCGTGTCAGTATTGCGGGCTTCTTGATTTCGTTGTTGCTCGTCTTTATCGCGCTGGCGATAGGTGGAGAATGACGACATTTCCCGAATCTGAATTGTTCGAGCAATTGCTTAATCCGCCTGCCCGTATCGAGCACACGGTCGGCTGCGCGTTCGGCGGCGGGCGTAGCGATGAAGCGCCGGACGCTGCGGCGATGACGGCGCAGATGAAAGAGACGGATATCATCAGCACGGATGTGATCCCGTATCTGGACGCGCCAGAGATACCGATGGACAAGACGGTAGCAGAGATGCACAAGATCAGCGCGTGGCTGAGGAGATAGGATGACAAGCAAACTAAGCAACTATCGCCCGCAGCGCGTCAACGCGAACAAGCACACCGAACGCGGCGCGGCGGCTTTGCCAAAGTCGATTCAGCAAGACGGCTGGATCGGCGCGATGACTGTAGCGAATGACGGTGAAACATTCGATGGGTCGCTGCGGCTTGAAGTTGCCGCCGACATCATGCCTGACGCCGATCCGATCGTGATCGAGTCGGACGGCACGCGCCCGATTATCGTCAAGCGCACCGACATTCCGAACACCGACGACCCGCGAGCGAAGCGGCTAGGCGTGGCCGCGAATGTTATAGCGCACATGGACTACGATCCCGATGGTGAAATCCTCGCCATGATCGCGGCGGAAGATGACGCGGTGATGAGGCTGATCAGGCAAGATAATTTGAGCATGGCGGCGATGGTAGGCGAGACGCCGCCTGACTTTTCGCCCGTGTCGGTTGACGAACAGGGCAGGCTTGATCAGAAGTCGCCTATCACCTGCCCGCTATGCGGCGGGGAATTCGCACCGCAATGAATAAGGCAGATTTGCGGCTTGATTGGTGCTCGTATCAGGCGGCTAAGTGGGCCGTGGAGCATTGGCATTATAGCAAGACAATGCCAGTAGCAAAAAAGGTCAGTGTCGGTGTGTGGGAGTCTGGCGAGTTTATTGGCGCTGTTATATTTTCGTGGGGCGCTAATCCGAACCTGTCCAAGATGTTCGGATTGAGCATGATCGAATGTGTTGAATTAGTACGTGTGGCTTTGACTGATCATGTGTCGCCTGTGTCACGCATTGTCTCGATTGCTTGTAAGATGCTAGAAAAGCAAAGCCCTGGCGTGAGGCTGCTGGTATCGTTTGCAGATACACGCGAGAATCATCATGGCGGCATATATCAAGCGGCGGGCTGGATTTACACAGGAACAACGAGTGAGAAGTTTGACTTCATGCTTAACGGAAAACTTCTACAGCGTAGAAGTTATACGGGGCGTAACTTCGGAGGGACGCGCAGGCGCGTCCCTGATGGTGCTATTAAGGTTATGAGTCCAGTAAAATACAGATACTTGCTACCACTCGATCCCGCCATGCGAGCGCAGATCGAGCCGTTACGCAAGCCCTACCCGAAACGAGTACCACGCGGAGCAGGCGAAATAGATAACGCGGCGAGTACCAACTCGCAAACTGGCGGCGCAAGTCCGACCGCTCCGCTCTATGAAGGCATTTGAACGTCATGACCCTGAACACATCCAACAAAGACCTGATCGTTAGGCGCCGCGAGGCCGTGGGCGCGATGCGTCTCAAGGGCCTATCTCAACGTGAGATAGTCAAGGGCCTGCCCAAATACGAGCCGCCGATCGTGGGAGATGACGGCGCGGCATTTTCGCTGGCGACGGTCAACAGCGACCTAAAGGCGCTTAAGAATGAGTGGCGCAAGAATGCCGAGGCAGCGATCGGTGAGCACATGGCGGCGCAACTGGCGGCGCTCGATCAGGTAGAACGGCGCGGCTGGTCTGATGGCGACATGCTGATCGTGTTGCGTGCGATTGCGCTAAAGATGAAGTTGATCGGCACGGACGCGCCGCAGAAGATCGAGCAAAGCGGCGAGGTGAATCATCGCATCGTTATCGAGTACATCGACGCGGCTACAACTGCCACGCTTGACGCCAGCGCAACGAGCGATCAAGCAACAGGCTAAGCGGTTCAACGCGATCCGCTGCGGGCGACGTTTCGGCAAGGATATACTCTTGCAAGACATCCTGATCAATCAAGCGCTCAACTCGTCTCAGCCCGTCGCGTGGTTTGCGCCGACTTATCGCATGTTGCTAGATAACTGGCGACAGGTGCGGCACACACTCGCACCGGTGACAGTGCGCGCCAACGACAGTGAGCATCGGCTCGAACTTATCACGGGTAGCGTGATCGATATGTGGTCGCTCGATAGTCATGATGCGGCACGCGGGCGCAAGTATGCGTTGGTCTGCATCAACGAAGCAGCCATGATTCAGAGGCTACAAGAATCATGGGAGATGGTGATCAGGCCGACATTGGCCGACTACCTGGGCAGCGCCTTCTTCGCGTCAACGCCGAAGGGTATCAACTATTTCTACATGCTTTGTCAGCAGGCAGAGACGCAGGGCGATTGGGCGACATTCCACTATCGCACAAAAGACAATCCGCACATCGCCACACAAGAGATAGACGAAATGCGGGCGATGTTGCCAGAGCGGGTGTTCAAGCAAGAGATTGAGGCTGAGTTCATCACGGACGGATCGTACTTTCAGAATGTTGATCAATGTGCTGTGCTCGATGCGCCTGACGCGCCAGAACAGCACGCCGGTCATGCGCTGGTGGGCGGCGTTGATTGGGCGAAGTCAAATGATTTCACCGTGATCACGATTGGGTGTCGTGACTGTAGGCGCGTCGTTGATTGGGCGCGGTTCAATCAGATCGATTACCGGCTACAGCGCGATAGACTGATGGGTTATCATCGCAAGTGGCGCGTGTCTCATTGGCTGGTAGAGTCTAATAGTATTGGCGAGCCGAACTTGGAAGAGTTGCAATACGACAGCCTGCCCGTCACTGGCTTTCAGACCACAGCTACGACCAAGCCGCCATTGATCGAAGCGCTCAATCTATCATTCGTGCAAGACGCCTTCAAAGTTCCGCGTGAGTATGGCGACGAACTACGCGCCTACGAGATCATCAGCAACAGTGGACGCACGCGGTTTAGCGCACCAGCCGGAATGCACGATGATACCGTGATCAGTTTGGCGCTGTGCAATATGGCAATCTCGACAGCGCGGCCCATGGTCTTATTTGGGGGTGACGATGAGTAGCACAGCAAAATACGAGATCAACGTGATCAGCGCGTTCGGCGAAAGCAAGACCGGCTACAGCGGCAGTATCCCGCTGAATGCCATGACGGAGTTCATCACCGGGCCGCATGACGGCACGAGCGAGACGTTGATCAACTTGGACAAGGCATACCGCTGCGTGCCGTGGTTGAATCGCGGGATCAACTTGCGCGCCGATTCGGTGTCTCACATGCCGTACTATATCGAAACGGATGGCGGTAAGGATGTGAGCGAAGCGGAAGAGTACAAATATCTGACGACGAAACTAACGACGCTACTGGCGCTGGTTGAGAAGTCACTTGTCAAACGCGGCGTAGCATATTGGCTGATCGAGAAAAATCTAATCGGGAAGAAGCCCACGCCCCGCTACATCCCGGCCCGATCGGTGCGAGTAATGACCGACCCCGAAGCGGGCATCGTCGGCTATGAAATCTCATGGTCAAGCGGTACGCGAAAGTATCCAAAGGATCAGATCGTTCGCTTTGTCCTTGAAAATGACGACAGCGAAATCGATCCTGATGTCTCTCCCGCGCAAGTGGCGTTAGAGGCGGCGGGCCTGCTGTATGCGGCCAATGCTGCGCCAGCCCGCTTTTACTCAGGAGGATTTGTGCCGGTGTCGTTGGTGACAGTTCCGCTTTCGACGCAGAAGGCCGATGTAGACAAGATCGAGAATTTCTTTAAGCGCATGGCGACGGGCCTCAAGAAAATGTTTAGCGTCCTGGGTGTCTATGAGGGCGTGAAAGTCGAAACAGTGGGTCACACGCTAAAGGATAGCATCACACCAGAGATCACGGCTTCGGCGCGTGACGATGTAGCAGTGGCGTTGGGTGTGCCGCCTACGGTGCTGGATTCGACAAGCGCAAACTACGCGACGGCTTCGAGTGAGATGATCGGCTTCTACGTCAATACTATTTTCCCTGAGTGCGACTTGATTCAGTCGGCTGCGAATGAGCAATTCTTCGATCCGCTCGGCTTGCGCTTCGTGTTTGATTTTGCACTTCATGAAATCATGCAGACCATCCAACTCGCCCAAGCGGATGGCGTCGTGACGCTGACGGGCAAACCAGTGCTGACGGTTGATGAGGGCCGCGAGATGCTAGACTTTGAAGAGATGGACGCGGCGCAACGGGAAGAGATGACGCCTGAGATGCTGTCTGTTGCCGATACGACACAAGCACAGCCGCAAACGCCGCAGGATAGTACAACGACAGCAGGCACGAACGGGACAGAGACCATTAACGATCTATCGCTTAACGGAGCGCAGATCACAGCGGCGCTTAATGTCATCAATCAACTTGCGCTTGGAGAAATCGCGCCGGACGTTGCGGTTGAATTGTTAGTCGCGGTTGGTATTCAACGCGACAAGGCGCAGCAGATGGTAAACGATACGGTGAAAAATCCTATAAAGCCTGCCGATGCAGTGGCATCCGATGCGGCGACCGTAAAGGCAATCATTGACGAGATGACGGCCTCGCGGCTGATGTTGGAGAAGTCGTTAGGTAATGGGTCGCATGAATAACGCACAGCAGACCGTTGCAGAGACGTTGAGCCGGGCCGCTGATTATCTGGCGGCGCGGTATCGCATCGTTGAGGCGAAAACGATCGGGCAGATTGTGACGGGCTACTTTAACCGTCTGACATCAATTGTTAAGGCCACTTTCAAAAATGGTGACGCGGTATCGATGCGTCAACAGCATAAAGCCTTGTTGAAAAATGCTGCGCGAGATGTATACCGCGATGGATACCGCGAGGGGGGGATTGATCCGCAAGAACTAGAGCCGGATGACCGCGCCAACTATGACGAAGCGATAGACGATTGGATAGCAGGCCAATTTGAATTTGTCAATCAGTTTGCCAAAGATGCGGCGGCGGCTAAGAGAGACAAAGAAGCACAAGCGGCGATCCTGATGAGAGTCGAACAGTGGGCCGCGTCATTACAAAACTTCGGGGAAGCGGGGCGCTTGGCAGCGCTTGGCAATATCCCGCTGACGTTCGACGGTGATGACGGCTTCGAGTCGTGCGAGGATTGCCAACGCTACAAAGGCCAGCGGCATCGGCGCGATTGGTGGGCTAAGCGGGGGTTGCTTGAACGAAACGGCAATCCTAACTACGAATGCGGCAGGTGGGAAAATTGCCACCATGATTTTAGGGACGATAACGGGAAGGTGGTGGTGTCGTGAGCGCCAATGAAATGCCAGAAGAATGTGAATCATGTGGACATGCAACAACTGAATTGATTTTTTCCGAGGAACGCGGGGTTCAGGTTGAGTCAGGTTGGTTGTGCAATGTATGTTATTCGACATATGCCGGTAGGGCGTTTCATTCTCCTCGCGGGTATGAGTATGGAGATAAGTTGATGTTAATCCAGACTGCACTATGTACCAATCTAATCATTGAGGCAGTAAGTAAAAGCGGAAAGGCGGTGGTGTCATGAAGGAAGAAACGCCGACTTACTCGAACAAGATGGAGCAACCGCCTATCCTGATCAAGCATAAGGCTTGCAAGAGGCTGGTTATCAAGATCGATGGCGTGCGGCTGTGGTGCGAGACGTGCCAGGCGTATGTTGAGGCGGCAGAGTGCTACCATGACACGGAGGCAAAAGCGTCATGAGCGAACAACGCGCCCCCTACACCATCGCCACAGCGACAAGGCCATTCTCCGTTAGTCGTGACGAATCTGTCACACTCGTCACGACGAAGCGTAAAGCGTCATTCCTCCACAAGATTGAGACTATCGGCAATCAGAGTAAACGAGGTGATACAACTCCGTGGGTGCTGGTAAATTCTGAAACGTTGGAAGTCGGGAGCATCATCGCGTTTGAGGTGTGATCATGAATGAAGGTGGATATATCATCAGCGATGAAACTATTGCGGCTCTACACCGATCTAATGCACGTTGTTCCACGTGGCATTATCGCTTTAGATTAAAATTGTGGGCGGCTATCGGTCGATTGCTTAGGTTGGGATAGCACTTGACTTAGGGTGTATAATTAAATAACGGGGGGTCAGTGAGGGCGTAGAGGCGGATAGTTCGTCAGCGCACTTGCACCACAAGAATAGCGGAACGAATGATGACGTAGTACACGAGCGACCTGACGCTCCCCGGAATATAGATAAACAGGCACGCAAAGCGCAAGCGGCGCGGCTTCAGACGTAGCACACGCAAAGCCACGGGCGGCGCGTTCAAGAGCATATCTTGACGCGCCGCTTTTTTGTCGTGAGGTGACAATGCCAAATATAAGTGATTTCGACAACGAACAAGACTGGATGTCCGCTTGCGTACCGATGCGGCTTGACGAAGGTGATGATCAAGATCAAGCCGTCGCCGTGTGTATGACGATGTGGCGCGACAAGGACAAGGACAAGGGGAAACGCCTGCCGATGGAATACAAGTCATTTGTGCAACAGATCAAGCAGGTGGACGGTCGCACCGTGTCTGGTTTCGCGGCAGTGTTTGGCAACGTGGACAGCGGCGGCGATCGCACCTGGGCGGGCGCGTTCAAAAAGACGATCAAGGAACGGGCCGAACGAGTGCGCCATTTGTGGCAGCACGACATGACACAGCCGCCAATCGCGGCGGTGCGTGAACTGAAAGAAGTCGGCAAGGATGAACTGCCCGCCGAATTGCGCGCACGATTCCCAGAGGCGACGGGCGGCCTGCTCGTCAAGCGTGAATACCTCGAAACACCACGCGGCGATGAAGTACTAAAGGGCATTATCAGCGGGGCTGTGTCTGAAATGTCGTTTGGCTACGATCCCGTGAAGTACAACTTCGATGGGGATGCGACGAAGGGCGAGCCGGTGGTGCGTAACCTCCGTGAGGTGCGTTTGTGGGACACCTCGGATGTTAACTGGGGCATGAATGAAGCCTCAATGGCCGCGAAGAAATCCCCCGCGATTGTATTGCATGAACTGCTATCAACCATCAAAGCCGCACAAGGTATCGACCTTGCCGCACTTGAGCGCGTTGATCCGGCTGCGCTGAAAGAGGCGCTTGAGCAATTGACCATGATCCTAACAGCCGAGAAACGAAGCGAACCCGCGCCCACTGTGGCGACAGTCGCCCAACTCACTGATCAGGAAGTTGAATCCTTGAAGCGGCGCTGGAAAGAGACACAGCGCATGATTAAAAACTATCAAACTCAGTGAGGCAAAACATGGAAGACTATTTGGAGAAAATCGAGGCGCTAAAAAAGCAGATCATCGCCAAGAGCGCCGAAGTCGAAGGCGCGTTCCGCGAGGGCGATACCGTCGCCGCGCAGGCTACGCTTGATCACATCGATGATCTGAAAGCGCAGATTGAGGATTTGAAAGGGATGCAGACCGCACAACTCAACAACCGCATGAGCGATCTTACTGCGACGTTGAAGCGGTTCGAGAATGAACCGGCGCTGCGTAACAGCGGTTACATCACCGTTGACGGCGGTACGAAAGACCGGGGTAATAAGTCTTTCCCCGATTTTCTGCTGGCGATCATGCGGAAAGATGATCGCCGCTTGCGGATGGTGTACAACGCGGCGAAGGACATGAGCGAGGGCAGCGGCACGGCGGGCGGCTATCTTGTGCCGACTGAATACCTGACGCCCCTGCTCGAAATCGAAGCCGAGATGTCGCCCATCATCGGACGCTGTACGCGCATCCCGGTTAAGTCGGATCACGGGACATGGCCGGCGCTCGATCAATTTTTCGCCCCCACGGCGGGCAGCGGTAACACGGCGCTGGCGGGGCGTGTCGTGTCTACTCCGAAGGCCGAAGGCGCGGCACTGGCAGAGACGCAGCCGCAGTTTGTGGAGTTGGAATGGACGATTCACAAAGAAGGCGGCTACGTCGAAGTCTCAAACGAATTGATCGCGGATAGCCCGCAAGCGATCGATGTATTGCTGCGGCGCTTGTTCGCTGTGGCGATCGCGTCGAAGAAGGAGCGCCACATCTTGCGCGGAACTGGCGCGGGCGAGCCGTTAGGCATTCTCAATGCGGCTTGTGCGATCGCAGTGACGACTGCGACGGATAACGCTTTTGCTTATACCGATGCCTTGGCGATGCGCGCGCGTTTCAAGAAAGTGGGCGGCGAACCGTGCTGGATCATGCACCCTGGCGTGTGGCCTGACATCGGCAAGTTCGAGGTGTCGGCGGGCAGCGGCGGCGTGTGGCAAGCGAACCTACAGCAAAATCTTGGTGATATGCTGTTAGGCTATCCGCTGTTTGAATCTGAGCACATGCCGCAGGATGACTATGACGATGTGCTGTTGGCCGACTTGAAGGGCTACTGCCTGTTCGAGAAAGAAGAATTGAGTATCGCCTTCTCGGAACACGCCGCCTTCACCAGCGATAAGGGGACATGGCGATTCACCAGCCGCTTCGACGGGCAGCCGTGGCTCAAGAACGTGATCACGCTGGCCGATCCGCAAGGCAGTTACACCGTGTCGGCGTTCTGCTACCACGACGATTAGTCCGTGATGCAACCTAAAAAACTATACGAGGTGATATCATGATTCGAGCAGATCAGGCAGTGGCAGTGGTAGCGTGCACCGATCCCGATGCGTATACGACCGCCGACATTACCGATGACATCATCGATATGAGCAAGTTTGAGCAGGTGATGTTTGTCGTCATGGCGGGCGCGTTGGGAACAAGCGCGACGGTTGATTTTCAAGTGTATCAAAGTACCGCCTCTAACATGGCGTCCCCGGCGGTGATCACCGGCGCGGCGATCACGCAGTTGACCGAGGCGGGCACTGACAGCGACAAGCAAGCGGTGGTCGTGGTCAAGCAAGCCGACCTAACCGAGGGCTATCGCTACATTCGCGGTACGCTGACGGTGGGCACGGCGACGAGTGACGCGGGTATGTTGGCGTTGGGGATGTATCCCACTTACGGCCCGGCGAGCGATTACGATATCTCTAGCGTTGATGAGATCGTGGCGCTGTAGCCTATGCCATTCCTGACGATCCTGACCCGATCGTTCCGACGGCCTCAAAGTCTGGTGCGCTGCGTGCAGAGTGTGGCGCACCAGACCGATCCCGACGTGGAACAGATCATCATTCACGATCCGGTCGGGCGCGGCGTTGGCTGGTCATATCTCAACTTGCACCACGTAGCGCCGCGCGGGCAATACGTTTTTATCTTGGATGACGATGACTATCTGATCAACGATTGCTTTATCGAGGCGCTTAAGCAATGCGCGTTAGAACACGACAGCCCGGACGTGATCTATGTGCAGATGGATGTATCAGGAACGATCATGCCGGATTTTTCCGAGGGCCTGCGGCGCGGCTGGATTGCGTGCAGTTGTTTTGCAGTGCGGCGTGAGGTATGGCTTGAACACGTCAAGGATTTCATTGACGATTACAGCGCGGATTTCTATTTCATCGCGGCGGTACATCACTGCTCGCGACAGCACACCATCGCACATCTGGACATGATTGCATCGAAAGTGGGGAGGGTATCGAATGGACATGCGGAAAACATCGCTGCTACTGCCTAGCGCCTATCGCGGGCGGCAACTGCGGAGCGCATTAGATACGGCCTATAGCAGCACGTCCCGCCCGCTTGAAATTTGCGTGAGCATCGTGGCTGATGACAACGACAGCAGAAACGCGGTACGCGATCTGCCGGTTGTGCTCGACGTGCGGACGCCCGCGGAATACGAACTCGGCGCGGTGTATGCGTGGAATAAACTGCTAAAACTCGCTACAGGCGACTTTATAGCGCTATGGGCCGATGATCTCATGCCGCAACAGGATTGGCTAGGCCACGCGATCCGCGAAATGAATCATCTGGGTAATCACGGCTTGATTGGGCTGAATGATCTATCGAGCGACGGCGAGGTCTACGCCGCGCACTGGCTGGCCGATCGGGCTTTCATTGAGAACGAGTTGGGCGGCGTGATGTATCCGCCGATGTATAAGAGTTGGTGGGCAGACCGGGAAGTGACCGACCGCGCGCGGGCGATGGGCGTGTACCGCTGGGCGCGGCGGGCGTTGGTAGAGCATCTCAACTACACCTTTGGCAAGTCGTCTAACGATCGCACTTATCAACACGCGGCGGCAAACTATGAGACCGATCGCGTGATCTATGAGACGCGCAAGGCAGCGGGCTTCCCGCTGGATTGGCTAGTCACCGTCAAAGAAGCGGAGAAGAAGATCGATGAAGATATTGCTATTCTGCCCGTTGAACCCGAACCCGCCGCGCCTGTGGCGACGGTGCGCCGAAAGTATTCTAAAGGTTCAATGGGGCGATCCGATCGATCGCTGGCTGACAGCGAACGATAACCCGTTTGACAGGCCCTACCTTAACATCACGCACCAGTACAACAAGGCGCGGGCGCTGGTGCTGGCGGGTGATTACGACGCGCTGTTGTGCGTTGAGTCAGACATGATCATCCCGCCCGACACGTTGACGCGGCTGGCAGCGTGCAAGAGTGATGTAGCCTATGGTTTGTACGTGTTTCGACACACCAAACACGCTTGGAGCGCCTACGAAACGATGGAAGAAACAAGCGGGCGATCGATCAGCGAAGATGCAATTAGAGCGCGGGCAAAGTGGGGGAGTGTCATTGACGTGGCAGGCGTCGGGCTTGGCTGCACATTGATCAAGCGCACCGTGCTGGAGCACGTCCCATTTAGATTGTCGGCTGATGCTCCCGACAAAACATCCTGCGACTGGACTTTTGCGCTGGATTGCCATGATTACGGCTTCACACAGCGCTGTGATCTGGGTGTGGTGTGCGGGCATATTACTTACAAGCCCTACCCGCTGATTGTGTGGCCTGACATCGATGCGCCGAAACTATACCGGCGTGAAACGCTCGAAGGCGTGGCGTTGAAGCAGATTCAGCCGGGCGATCAATTCAACGTCGGCATGGGCGAAACGATGCTGATGAAGGCGAACTGATGTCAAAAGCAATCATCACGGGTAATCTATCGAAAGTCTCAGCACGCTACAAGCGCATCGCTAGGGCCATGCCGCAAGCGGTAGAGCGCGGCTTTGAGGTTCTGGCTGATGAAGCGATCGTGCTGCATTACAAGACCACGCGCACATGGAAAAAAGAGCATCCTAAATTTTACTGGAAGCGCACGGCCCACGGCGTACAGATCATGACTGATTCGCAGATATACGCTTGGGTCGATTTCGGCACGAAGCCGCATGTCATCCGCGCCAAGAATGCGCCATTTTTGGTATTTGGCTGGCCGTATAAGGCGGCTACAAAGGTACGTGTCATCAGTTCGACTAACGCCAGTGTTGGCGGCAATTGGGCGCGCAAGATTGAAGTTCATCACCCCGGCACGAAGGCGCGGTCTTTCACAGATGAAATCGCCAAGCGCACCCAGAAGCGTGCTGCTAACGTCATGCGGGCTGAGTTGGATAAGGCGATCAATCAAGAGGCGGTTGGATTGTGAGTCGTGTGCTGTTATTTTGCCCTACCGTGAAACTCAATCATGCCACATTCGACGCGATTAACGGCCTGCGCTTCGACGGGACGCTCGATCGAATGTTTACGCATGATAACCCGCACGGTGAATTGAATGGGCAGAACATCATACACAACTATCGCAAGGCAGAGCGCATCGTCAAGGCTGAGGACTACGACTACCTGTTGACGGTCGAGGATGACATCATTGTACCGCCCGATGCGCTTGAAAAAATGATTGCAGTGGATGCGGATATTGTGTACGGTGTCTACTGTTTTCGCAAGGGAGCGCCGCTGATCAACATCTCGAAACCTGGCGATCTGATGGAGTCCTACGGTCTGCCGGGTAATTTGAAGGAATGGCAGGCGCTTTACGGGCAGATCATCCCGTGCGGCGGGCTAGGCTTCGGCTGTACGCTGATCAAGCGGTCAGTGTTCGACGTGTTGTCGTTGCACAGTGACAGCGGCCATGACGGAGATTCGCAGTTGGCGCGGGATGCGCTACACCTGGGCCTGAGTCAGATGTGCGACACAACGGTCTTGTGTGGACATACGCGACCTGATACCACGACAGTATGGCCTACTTCGACAGGCTATGCCGAATTTGGCGCGCACGAGCCGCTTGCTACCCGCGAGATAATCGCGCTGCGGCCATTGGCGTTTTGGACTTACGAGGAAGAAGCGATCGTGATGAAGGTTAGCGAGCAACGGGCAATCGACTTTGAGCATGCCGCGTCATTCGTGGCATTAGGCTTGGCGACCTATGCGGAGGGCAGCGCATGAATCTTGTCACGCTGACGCAACTCAAACGCTATTGTGGCATCGCGTCCACATTCACGACCGACGATGCGCTTCTCACGCGCCTGATTATCGACGGCGAGCAATGGGCAGAGGAAAAAGCCAAGCGGGCGATGAAGCCGATCATCGAAGCGCGTACCTTTGATTATCCCGGCAACAACACACTGTACTTTGATGATGACTTGCTAGAAGTGGTGAGCATCACCAATGGCGACGGCGTAGCGGTGACACTGACCGATCTGTATTACGAGCCGCGCCGCACGTATCCAAAGTTCGGTATCGGCTTTGAGGTGGGCGCGTCATCGGTATGGAACTACGAAACCACGCCGGAAAACTCAATCAGCGTCAATGCTGCGTGGGGTTATCACGACGATTGGCCTCACGCTTGGATTGATAGCCTTGACGAAGTGGAAGATGCAGCGGGCATCAACGCCAGCGTGACGACTGTCACCGTGACGAATGTAGACGGCGCAAATGTCGATACTGATTCGCCGCGCTTCTCGGCGGGCATGTTGATCAAAGTTGAATCGGAATGGATGGAAGTTACTGCTGCAACGAATAGCACGACAGACACGCTAACCGTCAAGCGTGGGGCACGGGGGAGTACAGCCGCCACTCACGCGAAAGACAAGCCGATCTATGTATTCAGCCCGGCGCGTAACGTTGTAGGCGCGATCATGGCCTATGCCCATTGGCGCTACAACCAGAAGAATAACCGATCGGACTATGGCACAGAGATACCCGCTGACATCACGGCGCTATTACCGTTTCCGGTGAGGTCTACGCCATGACGATCAATACGATAGCGGCGGCGATTGCCTCGATCTGTAATGGCACATCGGTAACGGTGTCATCGGTGGTATTGACGATCAACGGCATCGATCCGCCGCCGGCCCAAATCAGCACGGCCAAATTACCATGCGCCTACGTGCTCACGGGCGACGGCGCGCAAGAATGGGGCAGCGATTACGGCATAGAGACGCGCCAGTATCGCGTACAGTGTGCTGTTGAAACGGTAGAGCAGGCGACCCGTGAGACACGCGAGTCACAGATCAGAGCGTTGATCGTGGCGCTGCGCGATAAGTTGGCGAGTTATCCGCGCCTCGGCACGGACGGGGTATACACATCCGAGGTGATCAGTGATACCGGATCGGTAACAATTGCCGACACGCCAAACTCTGAGTATGTCGGCTTTGAAATGGTAGTCAGTGTACGCGAGCATCTAAGCCGAACCTACGCGGCAAACGAATAGGAGAATGAGACAATGACACAAGCAACAGGCAAGCAATATCCGATCGGGCTGCGCTACGGGGCGGCGTTTGAGTTGAACAGCGCGGGCTACCCAAACGCGACAAGTCCCACTGTCCCATATGAGGGGGTACAGTTCAAGAGCGCCGACACGCTTGATCTGACCATCCCCGATATGCGCCCCATCGTGCATCCCGGTGACGATCGAGTAGCCGCTGTGGACTACCTGCCCACACTGGACGCCGTAACGGGGACGCTGACGGCCTCACTATACGATCTCGATCTCATGGCACTGTTAACCGGTGTGCTCGTCAATGACATTGGCGAGATGGATAGTATGAGTTGGTTTACAGACGAGCAAGGCGCTGAGCCGAGCATCGGGCTATTTCTCTACCAGCAATCGCTCAACAACACCGTTAAGGCGCGCAACTGGCGCTCGATCATCATCCCATCGGCGCGGTGCATCCCGAAGCCGGTAGGAATGACGGCCACACAAACGAGCATCCCGTTCGCAATCGCCGTCAACCCAGTATCATCTCAACTGTGGGGCACGGCGTTAACCGCTGTACTCAACGGTGCAACGGAACACGGCTTCATCGAATTTCACAGCGAGTACAAACCGTGGCTGGCGTCGTGGCTTGGCAACGGCACGGCGACAGAATTCACCTTCACGGCGACCCATCAGGCATACAGTACGGCTAAGATCACCGTGTTCGATAACGGCCTGGACGTGACGGCAACCTATACGCTGGCGACCGATAAGGTAACAGCGCCATCTGCCCCGACCAGCGGTCATGTGATCTGTGTGTGGTACGAGCAGGCGGTATAAGTGGACAGCAAGACGATTGACTATTCCGGCAATGGGATCACGGCGCAAGTTGTGGTAGGCGCGGCTAACGTGCTGATGGGCATGAAGCGCACCCGGCTAAGGAATGAGTACAAACACACTGGCGACGATGCAGAAGAAATCGTCATCGCGCGGGTATTCACCTATCCCGATCTGATCGCGGCGGCGCATAAGATCATCATCGATGAAGTTGAAGGCGTGCTCACGTTCGATCAGTTTGTCGCATTGCCGGAAGCGTTTGTCATTCAGTGGGAAAGCGCGGTATACGAACTTAACCCGCACTGGCTACCACAGGTAGACGACGAAAAAAAAGGATAGAGGCGGCTGACGATCTGTACTTGCGCCTCGCTGTAGGCCATGAGATTGACGCCACTTTGCCAGAGACGATCACCTACAGTGGCGATCCCGATCTGGCTTTTAACGTGTGGTCGATCCTCGAAGCCGTCGAATGGCGCTGGACGATCAACGATGTGCTGGCACAGCCTGAATCAATCCTGAATGATGTCATGATGCTGGCCGCGCTTAACGCCAAGATGAAGAAGATCGAGCGAGACGCCAATGGCTGATCCTGTTCTGATTGAGTACAAAACAAAAGGCGTCGAGGGACTTACAAAAGCGCAAGAAAAACTAGCATCATTATATGATGATCTGGCTAAAGCGTTGGCGTCTGCCGACAAAGAAGCGCAGAAGACGATAGAAACACAGATCAAGATTCAAAAAGCCTCGCTCGAAAGCGCCAAGATACAAAAGCAGATTGCAGATGAGGCAATCGCCTATCAACAAAAAGCCGCTGCTGCTGCTGCTATCCTCGCTAAAGCCGAAAAGAAAATAACGGATGATAAGATCAAGGCCGCGAACGATCTAGCAAAGGCCGAAAAGCAAGCGACAGATGCAAGACAAAAAGCCGCAACGAGCGAACAAAAGAAATTCGACGCGGCTTCATACAACACCATAGCCGCAGCGCATGTTAAGGTTGCGGCTGCTACTGATAAAACTACCACCTCCACATCGCGCTTAACCGATAGACTAGGCAAACTATCCGGATTCGGGCGCGACTTGCGACAAGCCGGATCATTCCTCGGCAATGACACGCTCGTGGCGATCGGCGGCGTGGCGGACGGCTTCGGTGATGTGGCACAGTCCATAGACGCGATCGTCAAGCAGAAAGGCGGGCTAGGGTCTGCTCTTAAAATGGCCGGGGTGGCGTTGGGAGGCATTGCGCTTGGCGCGGCGGCCTATGACGCGACGATCGGAAAATTGCAGGGCGGAAATACGACAGGCAACATCCTCGATCAACTTGGCAAGTTTGCCGGGGCTGGCTTCAATCAAGAACAACTTGCCAATAACATGATCGGTGAACTAACTCAGATGAGAATTCAGGCTGAGTTGATTCAAGTCAATGCCGACAACGCCGTATTTGATTTTAAGACAGGACTACAGAAAAACCCGGAAGCACTTAACAAGACTATTGGCGATTTACTAGGCGGCATGAGCGGCCTGCTAGGCCCGGCTGGTGGACAAACTAAACGGCTTGGAGAAGCGGCCAGCGCTGTATCAGTAGACCAAGCGACTAAGGCGCAAGGCGAGAAGATAGCGCAGGCACTCATTGATTACACTAAACGCGCCGGGGGCATCGCGCAAGCATTTGGCGGACTGCAAGCGGCGTCGGGAAAATTCGAGACGAGCAAGAGTGTCGCTGATCAGCGTTACCGTAATGCGCTTGATTTTATAGCAAAAGAAACAACGACGAAGCGAATCGCACTGGCGCAACAGTACAACGCTGACACGCTGGCGATTGACAAGCAATACTACGCACAGCGCTCGCAGTTGGCGCAGTCCTACGGTATCGAAACGGCGCGGGCCGAAGAAGATCATCAGCGCAATATCCGGCGCTTGACGCAAGACCATGACAAGCGCATGTCGAAACTGGCGGACAGCCGGGACGCGCTAGGTCTTGAAGACGAGATGGACAACTTCAAGACCGAACAACAGCGGCAAGACGAGGATTATCAGGTCGCGGCGCGGCGTCGGTCTGAGGATTACGCGAATCAACTGCGCGAGTTAGAGCAAGCGCATAAAGAGCAAGAGCAAGAGCGCAAGTCGCAATACGCACAGGACTTGATTGACTTGCAGACACAAGCCAAAGCCAAGCGAAATGCTGAAGCAGTAGAATATGGCCTGCTACTGAAAGACATCGTGCAAGCGTTTGTCGACGCGCGCAATGCTTTCGCGGCGCAAATGCAGGCGACGAATACCACGACCAACAACAACAGCGCCAACGTTACGCAGAATTTCAACGGCGTTGACGGAGGAATGCTAGGGCAGACTGTGAGAAGCGAAACGTACAGGGCAATCTCAGAAGTGTTTGCGAGGGCAACCTAATGACCATCATGGCGGCGAATGAGTACAAACTATTTCGCACTGCCGACACGGCAGCGGGTACGGGCGTGCTGACGGTTGTTGACGGCACAGCCGCCCTACTCGGCAACGGCACGGCATTCACAACGCAACTGGTGGCAGGCGCGATTATTACAGTGGGCGCTAACGTCATGGCGATTCGCTCCATCACAGACGATGACGATGCGGTATTACAGTCGGTACTCGTGACTGGCTTTGCGGCACAAGCGTTCATGTATAACAATCTCGTCAACGTGTCGGCATTGTCGCCCGCCGTCAAAGCGCCGCGCTCAATCTATAAGCAATGGCAGGCCAAAGTTGATCTAGGCAACGGAATAGCGCGGGCGGTTGGCCGCCCATCTTGTCAGTGGATATGGGGCTTCATCTCACAGGGGCAGTACGGCGCATTGCGGACGATTCTCGCCAGCGCATCGGCTAGAACTTACATCAGGACGCGCACCACGGAGAACACCGATCGCTACGATACGATGGAAGCCGTCTACCTGTGGCCGGACGAATTAGATCGGCAGGCTACCCGGCGCGTGGGCTTCTCAATTTCATGGCGTGATCTGGTGCTGTTGTGATGACACGCTTCCACCTCGCCCTGCTGATCGTCGTTTCGTGCGCCGTGGGAATTACTGCGCCGCATCTGGGCGATTTCGGCATATTCTACGCGGCGGCACAGGCGGTGCGAAGCGGCGTCAACCCGTACAGTGTGTCCGGCTACTACAACCCGCTTCACGTGGCGCTCGTGGCTGCGCCGTTGTCTGTCATCCCGTTTGAGGGGGCGTACCGCGTCAATGCAGGGGTGATGTTCGGTATTTACGCGCTGGCAATGCACAGGATTGCACCAGCGCGGTTTATTTGGCTTGTGGCGACGCTTGCACCGTTTGGCCTGCTTATCGCGTTCTACGGCAATCTGGACGCGATTGTGCTTCTAGGCGTCACCCTACCCGCGCCGATCGGGGTGTGGCTGTTGCTCGCCAAGCCACAGATCGGCCTATTCGCGGCGGCGCTCATGCTGTGGAAGCGGCGCGATTGGCGACTAACGGCGGCGGTAGGCGTTCTATTGGCGGTATCGTTGGCGATGGGGATACTGAGCACGACGCCGATTAACACAGCGTGGAACGTGTCGGTGTGGCCGTGGGGCCTGCTCATCGGCGGGCCGCTTCTCGTCTACTCATGGCGCAAGCGTGACGAGGTGGTAGCACTTGGCGCGGCGTGTTTCGTGTCGCCTTACATGACGGCACTTAACTGGTGCGCGGCGCTCCCGTTGTTCCGCGTCAATCGGCGCGTGATGCTGGTAGGCGTGGTGATGAGTTGGGGCGTGTTTGCGGTGTGGAGGGCGAGGCTATGACGGGCCTAGTTGCCTTTGCAAATCTTGCAGGTCTTTAGCAAATTGATCGGCAAGATAGGCCATAGTATGTTGATACTCTTCTGCGACTTCTTTTCTGTCACGTTCGTAAGTACGAATCAGATCATCCATGAACGCTTCTAAGCGCGCAATGATTGAGGGGATGTACAGCATGGCAGGATGTAGATCGGGCGGCGGCTTGATCGGCGTGAACGGCTTCATTTCGCGGTTGATGTCTAGGCGGTGTGGCATGGAAATCCTCCATCTCAATTATATCACGGTGATCAAGTGACGGTTTTACCTAGAGCGGCGACCGCGCCAGAATTAGCGTTGATGCGAAGTGACGGGCAATCGACGCGCTGGTACTTGACGTTCGACAACCCCGCCGAAATATATCGTGCGCGACTGGCGGCTGTGCCTGCCTCAACTGATCAATGTGCCAGCATCACCTACAATACCGGCGCTGGTGTAGGCGGCAAGACCTACGCTGACATCCTCGCGGATATGACGATCCTCGTGAGTGCGGTAGGCTATGGCGAGTATGATCTAGGCGAGGTGCGACTACGAAACACAACGGGCCTGGGCGCAGCGGCGGGCACATTCAATATTGCCGAAGAGTCAGAAATCGACTGGGCCGCTGATGCTTACCTCACGGTAATAGACGAGTTCAATCTCTGGCCGCGTCATATTCGCATCGATCCAACAGACGGCACGACGCCGCTGATGGATTACGATGTACCTCTCGGCAGCGGGGCCGCGAATCAGAACATCACCAGCGGAGCGATACCGACACCCGTCATAGGGCCGGATGCGGTGCTATGGCTACGCGGGGCGTCAGTCATCTATTACCCTGATGCGTCGAATAGTTGGGTCAAGGACGGAACGGTCACGGGATGGGCCTGGGCTTGTGCAGGCGCGACAGTCACGAACGGGACGACCGCCACACCGACGATTACATTTACCAGCGTAGGATCGTATCGCCTATCCTGCACCGTCACCGGTGACAACGGCGTATCATTCACCGGCTATCGGCGCGTGTTCGTCGTTACTGAATCAAGCGGCGTCACAACGCAGTTTGAGTTATCCTCGCCGCCAACCGGCGACTACAACGCGGGCGGGTGGTCTGCCCGCGTCACGCTTTACGATGAAGCCACACTAACGCTAGTGCGCGATCGGGCGATGGTAATCCTGCATAGCGTGGACTACTACGGCAACACACGCGGATCGATCGGCTACGTTCCTGGCTGTGAGAATATTCGCATGGTCGGGCGCATTGCGGGCGAGTCTATCGTGTGGGGCACTGAGGACAAATGGGGCAGTGTATCATTTGACATCGAAGGGCCGCAGTATTGGTTCGGGCGTATGACGGCGTTTCCATCGGGTGTTAAGGATGTGGACATTACGCCGAACAAGTGGACAAAGTTTCTGGGTCTGACGCTGAATAAGGCGTGGTATCATTTCATGCGCTGGCGTTCGACGGCGACACGCATGATGGATGTCTACCCCAACATAGACGGGCGACGGCACAAGCGGCTTGAGTCGCCGGGCGGCGAAAACATCTGGGCGCAGTTGATCGAGATTGCTACCAGGTCAATGTTGGCGAATCCGTGCTGTGATCGGTACGGGCGGCTCTTCCTTGAAATCGAGCAGCAACTTGTCTCAGATCGATCAAGTATGCCCGTCGTGCAGGCGTTGACATCCGCCGATTGGATAGACGAGATCAGAATGGATCGCGTCACAGTTGACGAGGCGGCATTGATCGATCTATCCGGCGTGACGTGGGACGGCGCAACGGCTGTTCCGCTTTTTAGTCTTGCACCGGGGCACGTGTTCCGCCACTACGGCGGCGTGGAAGTTGTTGATCGGCTGATGCTGACTTCATCGCAAGCCGACACAAATATACTGGCGGGACTGTACAGCGCATGGAAGAACAATCCCTATCCGCGCATTGATGTTAAGTTTGGGTGCAATCATCATTTGATCGACATCGCGCCGTATCAACGCTTGACGCTGGCAATCGCGGCAGGTGACACGCCGCGCGGCATTGCTGAGTCATTGACGGTCATCCCGCGCACCATCACCGATGATTTCGATCAGGCGCTTGGCGCGGTGCTGACCACAGTGACATTCGAGGCTGAGGTGACAGCGGCGTTGGCGATCACGGGCGACACGCCGCCTGTACCGCCGGCGCAACCGCCCGGCCCGATCGTTCCGCCAGTTGAACCGCCGCCCATCGATCCCGTCGAAGGCGCGGACGCAAGCGAGGTGTGGATATTTACTTCTGACGCGGCCTATTGGTCGGGCGACTACTTCAACGGCGGGCAGCCGACTTGGAATAAAATCGCGGTGGGCGGCGGCAACACGACATGGGCAGGAATCACATCGGGCGGCGTGGTCTATTACCGCTACATGACAGATGTGTTTTACCACTGCGGCAACCAGAAGGACGCTACACCAACCTATGACGACATTTTGCACATGGGGATCGCTCCATTTGCGAACGTAGCAGCGACCTATACCAACATGCTGATCTACCAGAACAAGTTGATCACGATCGTTAAGTTGGCGTACCCCAACCCGCCGATAAACACGCGCTGGATGTGGGTAGAGTATGACGGCGCGGCCTGGACGACAACCTATCTGGATGACGTGAATACCTTCGGCCCGGAATTAGTCGGCCCTGATTTCTACGGATTCGACGCGGCAGTTTTGAGTTACCCCTCAAAGATACCCATCGATGGATCATCCTGGGGTGTTGGCTTCGTCGGCTGGACAACTAAAGACGGCGCGCAACTCTTTGCCCTCAGCAATTCCGGGGTAGCCGGATCGCATGTGTGGTTGCGGCGTGTGTTAGGCACGGACGTAGTGGACTTCGGCGCGCAATCCAATCCAGACGACGCGGTAATCAATACGGTTATCACCGGCGCACGGGACGGGAACAATGCCTACTGCGTTGATGTGGCCGGCAAGTTGTATGTTGCATCATCCGGGCTTGGCGCATTTACAAACGTCGCGCAGTGGGTCAACGGGTGGGTGTATGATTCAAAGCGCGCGGGCGGCGGGCCGTTGGTCTGGACGCCGCGCGTGTTGACGGCAAGCAATGTTCCCTCGCGTCTCTACAATCAATCAGGCGGATTGATCAGCGACATGACGGGCAACTTCTGGGACTTGGCAACCGGTGATCAGACGATCATCGGCTGCGGGCTGGTGTACTGATGACAACGCTAGAAGAAGCGGCACGAATTGTAAGCGGCGTGCTCGGCACGAAGCAAAACTCCATCGAATGGAAACAAGCAATGCTTGGCGATGGGCATGGCAACGTGCAGGACACAGATAACAAAGTATTCGTGCGGCTGGCTGAAAACAGCAGCGTAATCTCCGTTCTCAACTATCGCGTACCGCCCGTTGACGGTATGCTCGTTCGCATTGCCAAGACGCCGGAAATGCCGCTGCACTGGCAGGTTATCGGACAAGATGATCAACGGCTTGACGGCGGCACAGGTGGAGCAGGCGGCGGCATTGTCTACAATACGCCATTGCACGCGCTCACGCACGGCTACCTCGGCGTTGATCAAGTCAACGTGGATTGGCGGCAGATTACAACGCTGCGCGTCTACGCCTACAGCGGATTGACGATCGGTGTGTTAGCGGGCCTGCTCCCCCGCCCCGGTGCTGATCTCGTGGTGCCAACACAAACGCTTGATCTCACGGCACATCTGCCCGTGTCGGGTGCGCTCTACTGCCTGATCAGCGTGGACAGCGCGGGGGCACTCGTGGCAACAGACGGCACGCCCGCGTCCAGTGTAGCAACGTTGACGCTAGGCGACATCCCAGACACGCCCGCGGGTAATTTCAGATTGGCAGCGGTGCGGCTCTACGCCGGACAGACATCGATCCGCGAGACTACGACTAACAACGACATGCGCGATCTACGCTGGCCGCAAGAGCGGCTCGCGTCCAGCATCACGCCCGGCGATATGACGTTGACAGATGCTCATATCTTTGTTGGCAATGCATCGAATCTCGCGGCAGATGTTGCGATGTCAGGCGATGCGACAATCGCCAACACCGGCGCGTTGACGTTAAAGAACACCGGCCCAGGCGCGACCGGGCCGATCGGCAGCGCGACAGTTGCGCCGATCATCACCATCGACGCACAGGGGCGCGTGACGGCGTTGAGTAGCGCGACAATTACACCCGCCGCAGGCAGCATCACCCCCGCCATGCTGGCCGCCGCATCAGCGCAGTACAAATATCTCGTGTCGGGCGCTACTCCTTTTTCCTATGCCGAATCGGGCGGGGCGCTGAATATCGCAACAGGCAAGACGTTGACGGTAAACAACAGCCTGACCCTGACGCAAACTTTAGCAGGCGGGCCGTTCACACTTGATCTTAACGCGAACCTGACCGTGAGTGAAGTTGTGGCAACGCCGAAGATAACTATCAATAGCGCGAGCCTTTCCTTTGGCGGTAACTTCACAGCAACAGTTCCGGCAACCGGCACAGTGGCAATCGGCGCTGGCACGCTAACCAGCGCCACAACGAACAACGTTTCGATCAACGGCCATACGCACGCGATCACAGGATCGCCTGCCCTGCTCGGCAATGGGACAAGTCAATATCAGGTCATCGTCACGGGCGCTACACCATTCGCGCCGGTATACAGTGTTTTCTTGCTGGACGGCACGACAGGCGGTAAGACGGTATTCGCCGTGACGAATACCAAAGTGTTGACGCTGACCGCGACAGACAGTTACAACCTGACGATCCCCGCGACGGGTACGGCGGCGCTTGGCACTGGCGCGGCAACACGTATCGCCTACTGGTCTGGCGCGAACGCTTTAACCAGCGATGCGAATCTAATATGGAATGGAACACAATTAGGTGTTGGAGTCGCATCTCCACATGCAGCAGCGTCCCTAGATGTGAGTGGTAATATAAAATTTCCGTCTGCGAGGGCGTTTTTCAATCCAGACATTCTGTTTTTCGGGGGTAACGCCTATTACAATGGAGCATGGCGAGCAGTAACAAACGGGGCCGCTATTGCGGTTCGATTCGGCAATGATGCCAATCCATTTTCTGTTTATTACGACACTGGTTTAACCGCTGATGCGTCCTATACTCCTACCCGTATCATGAAATCACATACCAATGGCGCGTTGACTGTGGGAGGTGCTTCGGCGTCTTATTCTCAGGCTGGCCTATTGATCAATCTGGCCGGTGACAATATTTTGTCATTGCAAGATACCTCTACGCAAATGTTTTCGATTCGGACGCAGGCAGCGGGTGGGCGGGTTTCTATCAATACACAAAATTCACAGAGATTAGTTTTAGGGGTAGACGCCGGAACTTCCGAGGGTTCGCTCACGGAGCATTTGACGATTGATAGCAGCGGTCAGGTCGGAATAGGATTGGCTGCACTGGCTACACCGGGGGCAAAAGCGGAGATACTTGGCAATGCTTATGCGGGGGCATTGATTGTCGGGAGTAGCGCAACTCAAGGGGCTATCACGACAGGCGTCGTGACGATAAAACGAAACGATTCGCTTGCTGGAGTAGCGGCAATGCTAGGATTGACGGCGCTCGGCAGTGGCGCAAATGGCGACGGCGGATCAATCCTGCTGGCCGGGAAGTCTAGCACCACGGCGGCAGTAGCGATGGGCCTCGATGAATGGCTGTGGGTTAACGCTACACATGCTTCACGCACGGCTCGCCGCG